ATACCATTTTTAAATTTATACCTACAAACGTATTTTATAACGTTCCCTTGGAAAAAGGTTAGCTCATTTTTTGATATAAATTCAAAAGGTTGAATTGTAAAAAATTTGTAATGAGATCCACCAATTTGTTTATCTTGTGGAAACGCATCTTCAAACATGTCTTTGTTAGTCATTTTTTAACTCTATAACAACTTTTTTATTTTCTTCAGCCTGAGCAATTTTATTAATTAATTTATCTGCTTCCTCTATGTGTTGTGGATGTTCACCTATGGCTACAGGTTTTTCTAAATAAATTTTTAAAGTTGCATATGCCTCTGATATTTGTGCATTGTATTTATCTTCTAATGCTTGAAGTATTATTGATTTAAACATAATTTGCCTCGTATAATTTAAAATATTTTCCTAACGGAAAATTATATTGATGATTTGTTCCTAATAAATGTAAGGTTTGTTTGGATCTAGTGGCACCAGTATACCAAACTCTAAGTTCTTTAACTTTTTCCGTTGAATTTTTTTTGTCAAAGTGTGATGGAAAATTACATTTACTAGCTAAAACCACGTTATCAGCTTCACCACCTTTTACTTGATGAATAGTATCTATAATAATTTTAGGAGGTTGATTCAAATCAACACCTTCATTTATTAATTTTCTAAAATATTTTTTATCTTTATCTTTAAATTTTCTTTTAAACACTTGATTCCATGGTCCTTTACTATCTCTCATACCACATCTGAGATGTAATTCATCAAAATTAAATACTTGATTTGCATGAGCAAATGACCATTTTTTACTATCTGCTGACCTAAATCCGTGGTCTATATTTAATAAAAATTCATACATTATAGTGGCCTCTTCTCTTGTTATTGAACCCCCTTGACATATTTTTTCCCAAAACTGTATTGCTGCAAACTGATTTGGATCAAATGATTTATTATTTTTTTGATCTTGATAGTATAGTCCTAAATTTTTAGCCTCCTGCTGCAGCTCTCTTTTAACATCGTTGATTCTTGCTAAAACCATCCAGCTGCCATTTAAATCCCAAGGTATTTTTTTAAGACCGTTCCATCTTTGTATGGAACCCTCTTTACCGTTAGAATAAAATTCTTTTTTAATTCTTGAAGAGCCCATGGAATGTAAAATACAATTAGAAAAATAATGTATATTTTTATTTAATCTAACACTTTTTTTTAAAACTAAAGATTTACCTGGAAATGTTTGAAATAAATTTACATCTGCGCCATTCCACTCATAAATAGCCTGGTCATCATCTCCTGCTATGTAAACTCTATCAACAGCTTTAGATATTTTTACAACCATATCCCACTGTAAAGGGGTAAGGTCTTGGGCTTCATCCACCATCAACACTTTGAAAGGTATTACTAACCCATCAGTAATGTATCTTTGAACCATATCAGTAAAATCTAACCTATCCGGTGTCCGTTGTCCGTCCTCAAGTTCCATAGTTTTAAACTCCTCGTAACCGTTAATAATAGATTTAAATTGTTGTAATCGAACAGATTTTCTAGCTTGTTGTTTATAAAGCCAAACAGGATCTACTTTCATGTTTCTCGCTCTATCATAAATTTGTAAGGACCAATTGTTATAAACTTTTTGATCATCATGGCCTTCTTTATAGTTTACTTTTACTGTTCCATATTGAGTATGAAAAATTAACATATCTGCTTTGGGATCTAACACGGGTATCTCTGCAAACTGTTGCCTAGCTAAAGAATGTAGTGTTCTAAAATATTTAAAGTCATCTTCATCATACTCTTTAAATCTCTTTCTAACTCTAGATACACATTCATTAACTGCTTTATTAGTAAATGAAACATAACAGATTTCATCTGGTGAATAACCTTTTTTTAAATAACGTTGCACTCTTTTTAATAAATTTTCAGTTTTTCCTGTACCAGGTGGACCAAATATTTTAATTGTCTTCCCACGCAGCTTTAGGTTTAGTAAATTTGACATCTTTATTTTTATGCTCCATTTGTTTTGGTAACGGCACAATCCAGTGTCTGGTTTGTATACCTTTAAATTTTGCTTTGGGTTTCGCACCTCCCTGTTCTAAAAACCTTGTGCATTCTTTTTCGTTCCAATTGTAACCCATTTTTTTCATAAAAGATCTAAATGTTTCTAATTTAAATCTCATTTCATCCTCATCTTTCCATATGTTACCTGAATCTATTTGATCAAATTCTGTTGTATCTTCAACATCCTCTAAAAATCTTGACATTCTTGAGTTAAATACATCACTGCCTTCCTCTGTTGCATCAAAACCTTCCATGTCTTGTTTGTTACCCATCAGTTCATCTAGCCAATCTCTATAAGGGTCTGGATCTCTTTTAGAAGGTTTTAGTGGTCGCCAGACAATATCATAATTTAACAATTGTTCTCCAAGTAATTGTTGTTGATATAATTGTTTCGTTGAAAGTCTAATTGATTTACCTTGGATGGGTAAAATCCAATAAGGTTCTGGATAAGAGTTTACTTTTATTAGTTTACCAACTTCAGGCAAAGCTTCATTTGCTCCTATACCTAGTTTTCTTTTAACGCATTCACTAGACACACAATGCATTCTAGCAATTGAGGTTTTACATTTGTAAGCATACTCTTTGTTTTCTACACCTTTAAATATATTTTCTAATTCTTTAGGATGTAATCTCTCCTCACAAACTTTTATCATCATATCTCGTGTCCAATCTTGATACATTATTGGATCTGGGTTAATCTTTTTTGCTAACACAGCAACATTAAACATTGCATCATTTCTACCCTCACCTTTTTTAACTTTATTTTTCATAAAATTAACAACACAAGGTGGATAATCTTTTGTTTCATCATCCTGAAATATTTTTAATTTTTTAAAATCAGATGGTTTTAATCTAAATTTGTTAACAAACTTATATAAATCCTTTAAATTAATAGACCTGCAATCATCATCCATTGCAACTCTAGTTGTCATTTCTGCTTTTTGATAAGGTAAATTTACAAAATTACCTTTTCTTTTTTCATCCCAGTCTTCAGGAGTTAAATCAACTTCATCTTGTGCAGGAAAAATATCTGTTGTAGTATCATTTATTCCAAGATCTGATGCTAGTTCAATTAATTTTTTTCGCATTGCAGATGCAGCAACTACACCTTCAACAAATAAAATTAAATGGAGTCCGTTGGATTTTGATCTGAATGGTACGAGTGGGTAGTTTCTTTTCCGTATAACCGATATAACTTCTTGATGCTGTATATTATAACGATCAACATCGATGACACCCCAACTGCATGTATTATCATCTCTAATGGGAACTGATCCATAGTAAGCTTCTCCTTGTAAATGTTGCACCCAATGTTCTTTTGTCATTGGAGAAGGTTCAACCCAATGTTTGAATTCTGCTTTACCTTTCGAGTTCTTTTTGCCCGTGGGTTTAGAAACACCAAAATATGTAGATGAGCCCTGGAAGAGTTCTATAAACTCATCCAGGGTTTTGTCAAGCAAATCCATTTTAGAATGGTGATTTTTCTACTTGTTCCTCTTTACCGTGGTTAACTTTGACAGCACCTTTTTTGCAAGTTTCATAAAACTCAAAAGCTGCTTTAATTGTATCTTCGCTCTCCACTTGTCCTATATGCTCAATCTCCCAACCAAACCATGAACCTAAATTATTTTTTTCTAGCACAGTTTTGAGAGTATACATTTGAGTAAAAGGGGCAGGTTTAAAAAAACCTTTGCCATCTTTTCTTTTCTGCCTTAAAGACATCATCATTGAATTCCACTTTTTAGATTTTTTTCTTTGAGTAGATTTCATTGTTATTAAAGCTGTTGAAGATTTCTCCTCATCAACCACCATAACGTAATGTGAAGCCGTTTCCTCAATGTAATTACCATTTTCTAAACGATCTTTTCCATCATCACCTCTTGTTGTTTTACTCATGATATCCGAATCAGCTGTGTAAACATTGATCGGAGCAGAACTTCCTTCCTGGCCTCTATCTCTCCATTCAATGTATTCTAATTTATAATAGCAAGGTATAACTGTTATGCCTTTTTGACCGTCATAAAGTTCATCTGTGACTGTATTATAAATCATCCCTGCTCTAGCATTAGCCATAAATTGACTATCACCTTGTGTGACCTGTGGTGATAACTGACCAAGAACTTTAAGAAATGGTAATGCCAGACTTTTAGAGTCAACATTATCAAATCCTGCGTCTGCAAATTGCTCAATGTTAGCTACTGGCAAACTTGATTGTGCTTTCTTCGTTACTTCTTTCGATTGTTCGTTTTTTTTCGTTTCCATATGTTTCCTATTATTTGTTTGTTATTTTTGTTTTATTTGCGATGTATACTCCGAACAAATCAAAAGGTAATTCCTTACCATTTTCTACTTGTTCTCTAACAAAAGCTTTTAAAGTCATTGGTTCTACCTTTTCTTTTTTGTTGTAGTTAAAACCATGTTCTTCACAAACTTTTATTAATTCAGAGACTTGATTATCTTGCCCTCGGTTAAAAGATGCTGTGACCGTATTTTTTATTAGGTCTTCAAATCCTTTTGTTCTTAGCCAACCAAAGGCTTCGTCAACGCGTGATTCAGGAATTTTTGCTGCATAAAAGGGTTTAACCTCGACAGTTGAACCATCTTTTAATTTTAACAACGATACACCGGCTTCCTGCATCATCTCTGGAATTATTCTTTCTTCAAGATCCTTAGATTGATTTTTTAATTTTTTTAATCTTTCTTCTACGTGTTCAATCTGAGTTTGAAGATCTTTGAGTTGATTACATTTTTCAGAAATAGATTTTACACTTTCCTGATTAATGTCTATTGCTGACATTTGCTCAATATCCATATTAATCCTCCTGTTGGTCTATTAAATTATTCAATTGACCTTTGCAAGAAAAAAAAATAAATTGTTTTTGGATGTGGAAATACCCGTATAAAACTAAACCCTATGAACATCAAAGAAATGCTTTAAACGAATCAGCAAATAAAAACAAATGGGCCT